AAAACCAAAGTACACAAATCTGTGATTAGTGACTTGCTAGAAAAGCACACTGGTGTCAAAAATCATTGGAAACCAGCACCCCTACAATGTCCATGGGCTATTCATAACGAAGCCCTTAAGCACGTTGCCCAGGGAGCTAGAGAGATACCCCCCGAGTCCCTTCGATGGGCCGTTGATGACTATAAGTCCGGCCTTATGAAGGTTTTACCTGAACATCTCAGAAAATATCCAAAACTCTGTGTACCCCTATCTGACCTGGAAATGGTCAATGGAGTCCCAGAAGCACTCTACATGAAGAAAATTCATATGGATACAGCCATTGGTCCTACTATGGTTGGTCCTAAAATGTGGAGTTATATTTTTGAGGAACTAGAACCCCGCCCTGATGGATTCAAATTGCACCGCGTATCAGAACAAGGAATGAAACATTACCTTGCTATGGTTGCTTGCATACGATCTGGTAAGAAGTATGGTGTCCTAGCCAAAACGTGTCTGAAAGATGAAGCAATTGATGAAGAGTTAGAAAAAGCTCGCATCTTCTATATCTTAGAAGCTTTATTCGCACTATTGGTACGGAAATACTATCTTCCTATCATTGAATTCTTTTCTCGTTATCCACTCATTAGTGAGTGTGCAGTTGGAATTAACTGCGCTGGTCCTGAATGGGAGGCTTGTATGCAACATTTGCAAGAACTCGCCACTGATCAGATGATGACAGATTGGGATTTTAGCAAGTATGATCTAAAGAGATCAATGGATGTCATGATGGCCTCTCTTCGCTTAATGCGTGATATTGGAGAAGCTATGGGATATTCACAGGATGATCTTCTAATAATGGATGGAATTGCAGATGAACTTCGCAATCCTATTGTTAATTGGAATGGAACTATTCTTGATCTCTTTTTATGGACATCTGGAAATTCCTTGACTGTATATGGAAATTCAGTCGAGAACGCCTTACATCAAAGAGCCTCATTTCATTTTAATGGAATACGAGAATTAGGAGATGCTTTTTATAAACTCGGAACTTTTCGAGAGAACGAAAGAATCTTAACTTATGGCGATGATGGTGGCAGTGGAAGCAAACCCAGTGTTCGGTCCCTTTGCAATTTTTCAGCAAAGAAGAGATACTTTGATTATATTGGAATGAAAATCACTGATGCCCACAAAAGTGATAATCCAGCAGATGTAGTCCATCAAGACACTACTGACTTTTTGAAACGTCGTAGTGTTTTTCACCCCGAACTGGGTGTTCGAGTAGGAGCTCTTGAGTGGAGCTCTATTATGAAGATGGGACACATGAGTGCGTCCAATGTTGATCCAGAGGAGCTCGCATTGTCAGCAATGAATAATATGCTGGCTGAGAGCTTCCTGCATGGAAAAGAACCATATGAGACACTTCGCGCACAGTTAATACTTGTAGCGGAAGATTCCCATTATTGGTCAGATCAACTCACTGTTGACTATGATACACGAGTCACAGATTGGATAACGAAGTACCTCCCCCCCCCACCTGCCGGAAGTGTTTAAAAGCCGGGGGTTGTGGTGACAACCTTCACATCGAGAAGCAACATACACTTTATACATTGATTTACTTACTTGTTTTCCGATATATTTCTCATTTCAAAGCCTCGTATAATTTACATATATCACATCGAAGGGAAATACTGAGCCGTATTCCCTTTTTAACATCGCTCGCTTCTAACCCATCAAATCATAAGATTTTCAGTTCAGGTATGGCTGAAAACGCTCAGGTGAGCACACAAAACATATCGTTCATCGATGCCGCGCCGGGCATGATGGACACCCGAGGTGTTCCTATGGATCACACTCGTGACATCGGCTTTATGCAGGATGTTCAATTAACGGATTTCTTTAAAAGACCTATTCGAATTTTAGAAAAAGAATGGCCTATTAACACGCCACTGTTTGAGAGGTTTGATCCGTGGTCCCTTTTCTGGAACGATCCCAGAAATATAGAGAAGTTGAAACACTATTACCTTCTCAAATCTACCCTTCACGTCAAGTTTTTAATCAACGGAAATGCCTTTTACTATGGCAGATTGATAGCAGCATATGAACCATTATCTGCACTTGATGAACTATCACCCACACGTGATTGGTTAGA